ATCAGAGGTATAGGAAACGAAATTCGAGAGCATGTTCGAATAATACGTTCCATTAGGTATTGCAAAAAGTCCGAAAGTAGGTGTAAAACCTAAATCCGGTGAATAAACTCCTTCGGGGTAATGTACAAATCCAGTATTATTTGTGCCAGCTTGTCCATCAACATAAGGGCTCTGATTTGAAAGACTCACGATATCTACGTCATATGCTAAGCTCCAACTGTTTTGCACCAAGGTCGGCGCTAACAGTGTGTTTAGATTCGGATCATATTTAACGGGCATTCCATTTGAAGTGTTGATGAAGGCTGCATTACTACTGAAGTTGGTATCACCTGAAGTGTTATCCCAAATTCCTAACTTGTAAGTACGTGGCACGATTGGTGCTCCCAACGTAGGTTGGGCTACAATCGTGAAGCGACCACCGCTTACCGATGCATCTGCGTAAATCGGAAATTCTACTTTAGAAGTATAAAGGGCCGTTTGATCAGTTACACCATCCACTAGGCGCGAGTTGCCACTATCAGGATCCAAGATATTGCAGATATTCTCCGCTACCGCTTGTTCTAATGTGCGACTATTTTGCGCTGACAGTTCCTTCACTAAATCATTCCGTTTCACTCCTTTATACTTATCGTATAATTGCTTCAATTCTTGCTGAGACATTTACTCTTGTTTAAAAGACTAATCAATTTTTCAAGAGCCTAGACGATACCAGTAGTTTAACGTCCCCCGGTATCGAGACGTTTGGTGAACAGACACTTACGCGGTCAATAAAATCTCCACTACTAAGTCACGACTACTTATGCGTAGTCCTTAGCAAGGAGGGTTTTTATGAGCGCTGCCGTCATGTCAGTCACCAATTTTCCGTTGGTCCAACCAAGTTCGAAGGTAACATCAGAACCGTACCTGGCTGTTAACACTGATTTGTCTACTACATAATGACCGTCAGATGGAGCTTGTACCTGGTATTTATGCGTTGGATTCGCACCTGGATTAGGCTCTCTATCTGAACGTTTATACTCTAGGGTGGTATAAAAATCCTCTAAAAAATCAGGATGAGGAAATGTCTTTATGGAATAGAACATATCTGTGTTGAAAAATTCGCTCGCTCGAGCGAAACCTACACCTGGATAGAGCTGTGTAGGGCATGAGAAGGTCTTGGCATATTTCACGTATCGGCCCAGGCTGGGCATCCAACAGAAATCCGATGTAGTCCATCCCCTGACGTGAGCACTGGGAACAAAGAAACCTCTTAGGAAACTTACATCGTAGCTGTGAATCGATCGATTTAACTCTTTGGCACGAAGGCCAAATTTGTTAAAGAGATTCTGCACTAATGCATCAAGTGGATCCCTTCTTTGAT